AATTCCCATAGAGACCGGTAGATAATATTGGTCGGGTCTCCAACATACTTTTCCGGAAATGATGGTTTAAACTTTCCCTTATAAGACATCTAAATACTTATACTATTAAGACTCATAAAAGGTATTTAGAGTGCCTAGTATCCGCAGAATATCCGACTTTAAACCACTCTTTACGAATCTCGCCCAGAGCTCACACTTTCAGGTTGTGTTTGGTGGTTTACCCGGTCCACTTTTATCGCATCTTGCGATAAGAGGTGTTGACCCATTATTTATTAGTAATGAAGCCGGATTACTTTGTTTTTCGGCATCACTACCCGGAACTTCTTTGGCAACTGCCGAGGTTACAAATAATTATACCGGGGTAAATGAAAGAGTCGCTCATCGTAGAATCTTTACAGAAATCGGTCTAGAATTTTATGTGGATAGTGATTATAAAACTTTAAAATTTATAGAGCACTGGATGGAATTTATTTCCAGTGGGTCTAATGAGAATCCATCCGTTGACGGTTACTATTTTAGGATGAGATATCCAAAGGACTATAAGAGCAATATGACTAAAATTATTAAATTTGACCGAGATTATAACGCAGAAATTGAATATAATTTTTTTGGACTTTTTCCACTTTCTTTGAGTTCTATACCAGTTCAGTATAGTGGTTCTGATGTATTAAAAGTAAATGCAACATTTAATTATGAACGATATGTTTGTGGCAGAACATTAAGTTTGGATTTCATACAAAATAATGACAATAATAAACTTTTCAATAGTGATACTGGAGAATCTAATACTCAAAGAGTTGTTTATAGACCCGGTTCCACACTTGGAGAAAGTGGTGTAAGGGGTGTTATTCTTACTCCTGGAAATGTAAATCCAAGAATTGTAACATAAATAAGTTTATCTGAACTTTATAATTAAATAAAATGCCGCTCCCCCGTATTACAACGCCAATTTACGAGCTAGAAATTCCGTCATTAAAAAAGAAAATTAGATATAGACCCTTTCTGGTTAAAGAAGAAAAAATTCTAATTATTGCTCTGGAAAGCGAAGATTCCAAGCAAATCGCAAATGCTGTTAAAACTGTAATCTCAAATTGTATCTTAAGCAAAGGTATTAAAGTAGAAGACCTATCCACATTTGATATTGAGTACTTGTTTCTTAATATCAGAGGTAAATCAGTTGGAGAAACCGTAGATGTTTTGATTACCTGCCCTGATGATGAAACGACACAGGTTCCGATGAGTATCAATTTGGATGAAATTAATGTTGAGGAGAATCCAAAACATTCTCGTGATATTAAATTGGATGATACTCTGACTTTGAGAATGAGATATCCATCTATGACAGAATTTATTAAGAATAATTTTGATTCTGGTGATGGTGTAAGTGTTGATGATACTTTTGATTTAATCATATCATGTATTGATCAAATTTATTCGGAAGAAGAATCTTGGGTGGCAAAGGATTCTACTAAAAAAGAACTATTAGAATTTGTGGAACAATTAAGTTCTAAACAATTTAAAGAAGTTGAGAAGTTCTTTGAGACTATGCCTAAACTTTCACATACAATCAAGATTAAGAATCCAAAGACTGATGTAGAAAGTGAAGTTGTATTGGAGGGATTATCGGCTTTTTTCGTGTGAGTATGGCGCATACTGATCTTGCGTCATACTATAAGACAACTTTCGCATTAATTCAGCATCATAAATACTCTTTGACTGAACTAGAGGAAATGATACCTTGGGAACGGGAAATCTATATAACTTTACTCCAAAATTATATTGAAGAAGAAAACCTAAAGAATCAAGCAAATGGCTGATTTAGCACAAGTAGCTCAAAGTGGAGTAGATCCTATATCGGGGTCCTATTTGTCTGCGGAAAGAAGAAAGGCACTCTTCAAAAAAAGTCAAGTATCGTCAAATATTTTTGGTGGAGGTGGGGCACTTGTTCCAATCAGTAAGAAATCAGATCCAGAAACTCTGGCAATTGTAAAGTCTCAATCTACATCAATAACTACCGTACAAAGTCAGGTTAATACCTTAAGTTCTGAAGTTGCCAACTTAAATAAAGTAATATTCATTCAGACACAGACGATAAACGGAGTACAAGAACTCGTTGGAAGTTTAAGAGGTGAAATTACTGGTTTTAACAATTCATTAAATAATGTTACGAAAGCAATTACTAATGATAGTATTCTAGAACAAAATCGTGTAAAAAAAGAAAACGAGGAACAAAGAAGAGCAACAGAATTAGGATTAAGAGCAGGTAGAGAAAGTCTTTTAGAAAAAGCAATACAAAGTGCATTAATTGCTCCGGTTCAGGCAATCGCAGAAAAAACACAATCTATTTTAAGTAGATTATCACAGTTCTTTGGAACACTGTTACTTGGATGGCTGACAAATCAAGGAATTGAAACTCTTCGAGCACTATCAGAAGATAATGGTAAAAAATTAATAGAAATTAGAGATAATGTTCTAAAGGCTCTTGGAATTGGTGCCGCAACATTATTTCTATTGAATGGTGGATTTTTTGCAATTGCCGCAACTATTACTAGATTATCTCTTAAGATTGGTGGATGGTTACTTAAGAATACTGTCGGTCGATTTTTTGGAGCACTTGGAAATCTTTTAAAGGGTGCCGGAGCAGCCTTGTTTGGTCTTGGAAAACAAAAACCACCCCCAACGCCAGTAGTTCCTCCAACAGCAACACCTCCTGGTGTTAAACCTCCAGCACCTCCGACTACACCAAAAGGCGGCGGATCTACACCTCCAAAAGGTGGAGGAGGTCTTGGATGGTTAAAAGGAAGTGGAGTATTTAATGCTATTCTTGGAACATTAGAATTTGGAATTAGAAAGTCTCAGGGGCAGACAAATCTCCAGGCAGGTGCTGGGGCTGGCGGTAGTGTAGCAGGGTCAGTATCCGGAGCAGCTCTTGGAGCAAAAATTGGTCTTTTGGGTGGACCAGTTTCTTGGATTACATCACCTTTGGGGGGATTGATTGGTGGTGGTATAGGTTGGTATCTTGGTGGAAAAGGTGCAGATGTTCTTACTGGTGCCGATAAACCTAAACCACCAGCAAAACCCTCACCAGCAAAACCACAAAGTCCGGTCATACCATCATCTACAAAACCACCAGCAACTTCTGCCGCTACTACACCTTCTACTACATCTGCTCCTGCTCCTGCCTCTGATATGTCATTCAATCAGCAAATGGTTGATTTGGAGAAACAGGCATCTTCAATTGATTTCACTCAGGCACCACAGTATGGTGAAGTTAATATAACGCCAGAAGAAGGTAATCAGGTTTCACCACAACCAAGTCAGGTAAATATAAAACCATTACCAGCACAAACCAATAGAGTTTCTACACAGGTTAATGTTGGTCCCGCAGCAGCACCAGCACCGAATGTAGTTTATAAGAGAATAGCATCTTCCGCTCAGCAAAGGTCGGGTGCCGCCCCCACTGGTGGTTCAGTAAATCAGGTCCCGGCAATATCAGCATCAAACCCAGATAATTTCTATGTGCTTTATTCACAAGTAAATTATAATGTGGTGACATAAGATGGCAGTAGCAGTAAAACCATCCAAAAGTCTTCTCAATATTCGTTCAGGAATTAAGTCGGTAAAGGATTCATTTTCCGGACTTAGGAAGAATTCTGGAAATCTTAATAATGTTTTATTAAAGAAAACAAAAGTAAAAAAAGAATTACTATCAAGAAATTCTATTTTGTCTCAAAGAAGACAAGAAGAGGAAAGAAGAAAGAATAAAGAAGACCTGTTAGAAGCATCAACTATTGGTGGTGTGGTTAAGAGGCAGGCAAAAGCAGTTGCCTCAAGTGCTAAAGGATTTCTTGGAAGAATTATGGACTTTCTGGCAACTTTATTAGTTGGATGGTTGCTTACTAATTTGCCATCAATTATTACGATGGCACAAGAATTGATTGCCAGAATACAAAGAATGTATAATATTGTAACTGGATTTTTTGATAATACCATAAAATTGTTTAGAGGATTTGGAAATCTCTTAGGTGCCGTTGGTAAAAATATTCTAACCTTTGACTTTACGG